GAGTTGGTTCGTATAATGGTAATTCAATGGCCTCTGAAACTATCCCAGGAGGCGTAACAATCTACGGCAGATGGACTACTATTGATTTAACATCTGGCTTAGTTATAGCATATATAGGTTAATATGCCTTTAGGATTAGGAGCTAGTTTAAGTCGAGCAGGAATTGTTACTCCAGGTATGATTACAGATGGTTTGGTTATGAGGCATATGTATTCTGCAGGAGCAGTACAGCCATTAAGTGATGGTTCTGCATATTTTGTAGGCTCTAATACAGACTACATACTTTTAAATGATTTTATAGTAGATACTGATGGAAACTGCTGTATTATGTTTTGGTGGAAATATAATGGGGCAGGCTCTAGTGCATGGACTATATTTGGACACACACCAACTGGCAATAGATTTTTAAGATTTGTAAGTGGTGGTGATTTGAAATTAGAAAGTAATAATGCTGGTGATGAATGTGTTATAGATTTAAATACTGATTTTACTGATGAAAAATGGCATCATTATGCAGTAGTATGCACATCAGGAACAGTTACTTGTTTTCAAGATGGAGTATCTTGCACTATTGGTTCAGGAGCTGATATGGACCATGATACTACTTTTCGATATATTGGTGCACAAGGTGGTTCTGCAGACTCTCATAATTTAGATGGACATTTATGTAATTTAGGAGTATGGTCAAGAGCTTGCACTCAAGCAGAAATAAAATCAATTATGTTTAAACAGTATGCAGATTTAACAACTAGTGAAAAAACTAGTTTAACATCATGGTGGAATTTAGATAATAATTTAACTACACAAGGAAGTTCATCTTGGGTTGCAGATGAAGCAGATACAACATTTGGTTCTAATGTAACTCCTACGTGGACTAGTAGTAATGGAGCTGTTATTGATGGACAAACTATAACATTAGGCTCATCTGGTGTAGTATCAGCCTTAGCTACAATATCACCTGTAGGTGTGTATAAAGTTAATGTAACAGTTACAGGATATACAGGAAGTGGAAACATTGAAATGCCTTGGGATGGTAGTGGAAGTTCTAATATGCAAATTTCAGCTAATGGAACTTATGAATTTTACGAAAAATCTTCTGATACAGGATGGCTTATATATGCAGCTGATGGAAGAGGAGCAACAATTACTATTAATTCAATTACTAGAGCAAATGGTAATATTGGAGAGCTTAAATAATGGCTACTACAATACAAAAAATATTAAAACCAACTAAATACAGAGCAGTAGATACTTCTGGCAACAACAATCATGGACAGATATATTCAGGTAGAGGATTAGAGTTTGATGGTGTTAGTGATAGCCTTTTAGTTCATGCAGATGAAGCTGATGCATTATTTGGAAGTTATTTAAAAACATTTGCATGTTGGATAAATATAGATGCTATTGGCTCTGACCAAATAATTGCAGGAGCATGGTTATCAAGAAGAAGTATAGGAATTGATAGTTCTGGTTATTTAGCTACATGCTCTACTAATGGGGATGATGATATTAAAGCTACAACTAAATTAGAAGCAAAAACATGGTATAGAATTGTAGTAGTTTCAAATATAGACCAAACTGATGATAGTGCTGTAGATGCAGCTGATGAGAACAATCGTTCTCATTATGATTTTTACATTAATGGAGTATTGCAAGAAAAAGATGACGCTAATTTATTTAAAACATCTTTATACACTACTTTAGGCGCAAGGTATAATTCAGGAGCGTATTCAGTGTATTTTGGAGGCAAATTATCTGATGCACAGGGATGGAGTGAGAAATGGACTGCATCTGATGCATTATATGATTATCTTAATCCTGAATCTTTAGTATTAAATAATGGTGGCACTTCACTTACAGAGTCTAATCTAAAACTCTGGTATCCTATGCAAGATGGACATAGAGGACAACAATCTTATATACTTGATGGAGCTGGTACAGGGTTAGGTCCTGAATTAATATCAGATATATCAGCATCTGCTTGGACTAAAGGAGAAGCTGGTACAGGCTCAACTATTAATTCAACTATCACAGATAATGCAGATGGAAGTGTAACATTTGAAACAACAGAAACAAGTGATTTTCAAACTGTTTCAATACCTATTGTAAATGAACAGGGTGTTACTTATAAAGTTTCTATAACTGGTGAATCTTTAGCAGAAACAGATGGAGATGGTAACGATAAATTTTATTGGAGATTTGGAAATAATTATAACGATGGACATAGCACTGATAGCTTTAATGCATCTTTTAGAATGTCTGAAGGTGCTCATACAAAAACTTTATATTTCGAATCAGCAGAATCAAATAACCCTGCATTTTTAATTGGCATGTTTAAAAAAGCATCCGATACAGTTCATAAATTTAGATTAGATAGTGTATCAATTAAAGCTGTTAATCAAAAACATCATGCAACTACTGAGTTTTTAGGTGATGATTTATTTGATGCTGGAGTTGGAGATTATAGTGATAGTACAGGTGGATGGACTGCTGAAGCAAACAATACTGTCGATAACAATGATTCGGCTTTGCGAATAACATTTGTAGATGATGATGATGGAGCTAGATTAGATTTAAATGATGCTGAGGACTTAACTACTGATTTAACTGTAGGTAGAACTTATAGATTATCATTTGAATATAAGATTAATCAAGTAACAGGCACTAACGTAATTTTACAAATTAATACAGGTACTGGCTCATTTGTAAGCACTAGTGCACTTACTGATACAAGTTTTAGTGGAACACCTGTAACAAAAGATTTTGTAGCCACTCATGCAACTAATGCAGAAATAAAATTTAATAATATGGATTCAGGGGATATTCTCCATCTTAAAAACTTTACATTAAAAGAAGTAGGTGTAGCATCAGGCTGGACAAATGCAGACCAACAATTAGATATACCTCAAACAGCTCTGCAATCTTATAATCAGTTAGCTTGGTTTGATGGTCAAAACGATTATTGTTCAATAAGTGACAATCCTGCATTTACCTTTGGGACTGGTGGAACTAATGATTCTGCAATGTCAGTTTCAGCATGGATATACATGAATGATGCTACAAGTTTTTCTATTATGGGGAAATATGGTGGTTCAAACAAAGAATGGCTTTTTGATGTTGAAACTAATGACAAATTAAGATTTCAAGCATACGACCAAAGTGCTAATGCATACATTGGAAGGAAATATAATACAGCCTTAACATCAAAAGAAGGACAATGGCTACATGTAGTTGCTACATATAGTGGCAATGAAGCTAGTTCAGGAATATCTTTATATATTAATGGAGAGTCAGTTGATGATACAGATTATGAAAGTGGTACTTATGCAGGTATGGAAGATTTAACATCTAACATATTTATAGGTGGGAATCAAGCAGGTGGTAAATATGCTAATGGATGCATAACTGAAACTTCAATTTGGGTTCATGAATTAACAAATGCAGAAGTTCAAGAATTATACAACGATGGAAAGGCATTGCATCCAGAAACACATTCTGCATATTTAAACGATACCAGTAAATTGCAAGGATATTGGAGAAACAATGGACTAGCAACATGGACAGATTTAAGTACAGCATTTGATAGACATGGAACTCCAACTAATACATCTGAAACCTTATTACTTCCAGCAGGAGTAGATGCTTCTAGGTGTATTCAAGGTTTTTACATGAATAGGCAAAAGACTACTAATAGTTTGAATTTACATGGTATATTGTCAAGTACAAGCGATACTGGAGCTTATGGAGATGTAGGTGACCAGCCTTCTTTAGATTTTGGAACTAATAATTTTTCAGTATCATTTTGGTTTAAATTAAAATCAGATGATATTGAAATGTCATTTGTAGGAAAACAAGATAGTAGTAGTGGATGGTATCTTTATTATGATGATGATACAGATAGAATTAGTTTTTATCATAGGAAAGATAATAAGTATACTCACGGTACAACTAATCCATCTGTTGACCGATGGTATCATTGTTGTTTTACACGAAATGGAGCCACAGGTAAAATATATTTAGATAGTGTAGACGATACTGCATCTACACAAGATATAAGTGCTGATTTAGATTCATCTGGGGATTTGTTTGAAATTGGAAGAAGAAATTTATTTACTGCTGATGATAGATATTTAGATGGTCAAATAGATGATGTATTAATATATAATGATGTTTTATCAGCAGATGAAGTAGAAAGAGTTTATAACGCAGGTAAAAGGAGTCACAAGTAATGGCACATTATGAAATGTATTTTTGTTTACCTAGCAGTGCATACGATAGTGCTGTTGGGACTAAAATTAAAGCACTATATCCAATAGTAGAATCAGTAGCAGAAGATGGTACTGTAACGTATAAATCTGCTCCTACATGGCATGATGTAATCTTTGCAGGTAAAGTAGGTGCTCCACGATACTCACATGACAGGGCATATTGCATTATTAAAGGTGAATGGTCTATGAAAGATGGGGTATTATCTGAACTAGTTGCATTAGGAGCTAGTAAAGCATATCCAAACTTTAGTGTATTAACCAAATCTGAAGCTCAAACATTAGTAAGTAGTTCAACATTTACAGGAGAATAATGGCAAAAAAAAGCACAGTAAATAAAGCAGGCAATTATACAAAACCAGGAATGCGCAAGCGTTTATTTCAAAGTATAAAAGCTGGTTCTAAAGGTGGACCTCCAGGAGTATGGTCAGCTCGCAAAGCACAGCTTCTTGCTAAACGATATAAATCATCTGGTGGTGGATATAAAAAAGATGGTGGTATAGTTAGGCCTAAATATGCTAGTGGAGGCAAAACAGAATCTCAAAGGTCTCTTGACCAATGGACATCAGAAGAATGGGATAATGTCTCAGGTAAAAAAGGAGATAGATATTTACCTAAAAAAGTTCGTCAAGGAATGAGCTCAGGACAAAAAGCTGCAGAAAATAGAAAAAAAAGACAAGCTACTAAATCTGGCAAAGTAAAAGCTAAATATTCAGATAGTTTAAAAAAGAGTATGCGAAGTAAAGGCGTATACTTAAAAGGCGGAAAATTAGAAGGTCCATCGCATAAAGAAGGTGGTATTCCTATAGAGGTAGAAGGTGGTGAATACATTATCAAAAAGGATTCGGTAAATGATAAAACATTACCTATATTACAAGAGATAAATAACACAGGTCAATATACAGGTGCTGATAAAAATTACGACTTTCCTGTTTTTGACGCTAGAGAAAGGTCAGAAAAAAAATGAAAAAAGATGATATGATGAAAAACATGAAAAAGTTTGCAGCTGGTGGTATGACTGATGGCAGAGAAAGAAGTGAGCAGATGTATGCAGGTGGTGGTAAGACAGGTTACAATAAAATTGGAATGATGAAACATGGTGGCATGTACGGTGAGAAGAAGATGATGCATGGTGGCGTTATGATGGAAGATAAAAAGATGATGGGTCATGGTGGTAAGATGAAAGATAAGATGATGTATAAACATGGTGGTAAAGCTATGAAGCCAGTTGATTCATCTAAAAATCCAGGTCTTGCAAAATTACCAACAGAAGTTAGAAATAAAATGGGATATATGAAGCATGGTGGTAGTGCTGCTAAAATGAAAGCTCATTCAAAAGGTCATTCTAAGGCTCATATGGACTCAATGAAGAAAGATATGCATAAAGGTGATAGTTTTGGTGCTGCACATAAAAAAGCTATGAAAAAGGCAGGAAAATAAATATGGCTAGTAGATATTGGAAACGCAATGACAAAGGAGAACTTGTAGAGTTTTTTCCTAATCAAACAAGTTTTGCAGATGGCCCTGTTAGTAATCATGTAAATATGAGAAAGACTTGGAGTGGTACAACTAAAATAGAATTTAGTCAAACTACGATGAACCAAGATATAGCAGATAGGAATAGAGGTTAATGGCAACATTTAACGCACAAATAAACGATTTAGTTGGTACATTTACTGATACAGCAGCAATAACTCAATTTTTAAGAGATGGTATTAGACAACTAGTAAACGTACTTCCTTCTGATAGGCTAAATGATATATTGACTGTTCAAGCATTAGATGGTAGCACTTCTACATTTTCTCTTAATGATAGTGCAAACAATGCTAGAGGAAGTATAATAAGCGTATCAAGACAAAATGTAAATGGTATTAAGCAATTGTGTCGTCAAATTCCAATATCTTTAGTTTCTAGGGCTTCTGACCCAGAAGATTTAATGTTTATTTCTGCAACAGACCCTGCTTACTATATAAGCGGAGGAGTTCTTAATGTACTTCCTACTCCAACTAATTCTCAAACAGCAGAAGTTGTTTTTGTTCCTTTAACTGCAGTATCTCATAGCGATGAAGAAATAAATGGATTTCCTAATGATTTAGAATATATTGTAGTATTATATGCATCTATTAAAGCTGCACAGTCATTACTTGCAATAGAAGAAGATGATGAGTTATATGTGCCTATTATAACGACCTTAAAGCAGGATTATGCGCAAGCTTTAAATCTTTTGGGGGTAGGTGCACGGGCACCAAGAGGAACAGGTCAAAAACGTCGTAATCCATTAGAGGGTTTAGAAAATATTCAGCAAGGCGGTGAAGAATGAAAGTAAAAGATTTAATACAGCAAGTAGAATATCTTATGGGTAGGCAGCCAGAAAGATATATGATGCAGTTAATTAATGATGGATTGATGGATATGTCAGGAAAAATACAGCATCATACTGCACAAAAAAAACAAAATTTAAATTCAAAACAAAGGTGGTATTCTTTAGATGACAATGTTATTGATATCACAAGAGTAGAAATTTTAGATACAGATAATAGATATGTGATGATACCTAAGTTGGCTGACCCACATAAATTATTAAAAGACGATTCAGATGACTCATCTGATTCATTAACATAGGAGTAAAAAATGGCAAGTACAGTGACAGCCTCAACAATGACAGTTACGATATCTGAGTCTATTACATTAAATGGAAAGAATCAAGGTGGAACACAAACATTATCAATACCTTCAATTGCTACAGTTTCTAGACGAATTGTAAATGTTCCTACTTCAGAAGTAGAAATTGCAGCTATGGGTTCAAATGTTGCGTCTGGAACTTTTGTTCAAGGAGATGTTCGTTATATAAGAATAACAAATTTAGACGATGCAAATAATGTTTTTTTAACATTTAAAAATTCAGCTAATGATGAATTTGCTGTATTATTAGATTATGGACAATCATTTATTTATAATTCTAATTTTGATGGCGGAGTTGTAAATACTTTTGATGCTAACACCGCAGGTGAAGTGAGTAAAGATAATTTAGGAACTCTTTCTAATATTACTGCTCAAGCAGACACAGGTGCAGTAGATTTAGAATTATTTGTTGCATCAGTATAGGAGATTAAATGGCTAAGAGAGATTTCCCAAATGATTACTTTGCATGGTATAATGACGATGATAGATTAGGTGTATTGTGTCAAGTAGTATCAAATGATGTAAGCGATACTACTCAGACAGTTCAAGATAAGTATGATACATATACAGGCACTAGTGTAACAAATGGTCTTAGAATACATTTTCATGCAAAGTATGGTCAAGTATCACAATTAACAGATGATTTAAGAACTGATTCTGGTGTAGATACATCTTTACATCCAGCGATTATAGATTATGTTAAATCAAGATTGCTTGAAGACATGGGAGATTTGCAACGAGCAGCATATTATAAATCAAAGTATGAGCGTACGATAAAACAATATCCACATCGAAAAAGTGGTATTAGGGCATTATCAGTACCAAAATTATAAAGCAGGGGATACGATGTCAAATAAAGATAAGCTATCTAGCGTATGTAAACAGCTAGAAGATGTGATGAGCAAACGAGAGTCGTTGCAGTCAGAAATAAATGATATGACTGCATTGGCATTAAAGCTACAAGGAGCTATTGAAGTCCTTGAAGAGCTTGAAAAAGAATCAGAAACAAAGGAGGAAGAATAGTGCTTGATACACTAAAGACTTCATGTTGTGGCTTAGGCGGCCTAGCTCTAACATTTATGGAAGCAATTCCAGATGTGCTTAGGGTACTAATCGCTGCGGTTACACTTGCCTATATGGTAATGAAGTTACGCAAAGAAATGAAATAAATGGCTAGAAAGTCAAAGGGGGTGGTAAAACGTGCAATTGTCACCCCCGACAAACATTTTCCTTTGGCTGATATGTCAGCAATTAGCTGCTTAAAACAGGCAATTGAAATAGTCAAACCAGATATATATATAGATTTAGGAGATGTTGGAGAATGGCACGGAGCATCTCATTGGCAGTGGAAAAGAAAAAAACGTCCTCCACTAGAGTATCAATTACCTTTTATTGACCAAGATATAGCAGAGGTAAATGCAGGGATGGACTGGATAGATGAATCGTTAGACAAAGTAAATTGTAAAACGAAACACATGATAGAAGGTAATCATGATGATTGGATGAACAAGTTTGTAGATGAGCATCCATTTTTAAAAGGATATAGGTTTAAAGAATGCGTAAAATTAAAAGAAAGAGGCTACAAGTATCATCCTGCGGGCAAGTATCTCAAGATTGGGAAACTACATTTTTACCATGGCCATCATTTCGCGGGAACTCATCATACACGAAATCATCTAATGCGGTTAGGTGCAAATGTAATGTACGGACATCACCACGATTTACAGCAAGCGTCAGTAACGCACATGGATGGGGTGAAGTCAGCATGGAGTATTGGATGCCTCAAAGACATGAGCGAAGAGCAAAATGAGTGGCTGGGTGGTAGAAGAATTAATTGGTCTCATGCTTTTGCTATTGTTGATTTTTTTGCAAAAGGTCATTTCACAGTCCACGTTATACAAATCATTGATGGCGAAACGTCATTGTGGGGAGAGTTAATTAAAGGATGAGTAGTTGGTTAATAGGATTTTGTTTCTTTATTATTTTTGCTATTTATGTAGCAAGTATAATAAGTGAAATTAAAAGGAAGAAGTAATAATGGAGATGTTTGATTTACTTGAACGCTTTGGGTTGCCAGTCATGATGGTCATTGCTCTTGGATATTATGCAAAATCTCAAACAACTTGGATTCAGGATGAATTGCAAAAAGAGCTAAGAGAATCCTTTGAAAGGCTCGAAGGGATAACCATAAAGCTTATAGACGCTCAAAAACAGTCTTTAATGGAAACAAAAGAGATTAAGGCTAGTTACCATGCTATCGTAGAAATACTTGCTAGTTTAAGCGGAAATGGACTTAAAGAGAAATTTGTAACAAAAAAGAGAAGAAACAATAATGAATGGTAAAGGTGACAAGCAAAGAGTTAGATGGTCAAAAGATTTTGCCAAAAGATTTAATTTAATATTTAACAACAAGGAGAAAAAGACTCATGGTAGACATGATAATAACTTACCTAAAAAGTAATAAAGAAGAAATTGTAGATGGAATTAACAAGAAAGTAAACATTCCTCTAGTCTCAGAAGCTAAAGAAGAAGATATATTTGATTCTTTATTTGATGCTGTAATGGAAGTTTTAGAAGCAGTTTTAAGTAAAAAGAAGTAAATGCCCAAAAAAGCCTACAAAATAGAAGCGTTCGAGGGTGGGATAAATCAAAAAGCCGACCCTCGTGATATTAAAGACAATCAGTTAGAAGAAGCATTTAATGTAGATGTATCAAATCCTGGTCGTATAACAATGACAGGAGATGGATTATCGGGTTATGTTAATGTAAATGCCAAAAATCAACAAGTTTCTCCCACAGAAGATTCAAGTTCTTTATTAACAAATGGTTCAAATCTAACAAATGGATATGGGTTATTTACTTTTTCACATGACTACAATATGGCTGATACTCCTAGTGAGGTAGCTTCAGATTTTATATGTATTAATGATGGAGCAAATATTCATATATGGGATTCGTGCAATGATTCTGTAGCTGGAACAGACTCTTGGCTTCTTTCTAAGATTACTTTAGGTCAATCTCATTTTAATGGTAATGGCGATGAATGGATAGAAAAAGTAAAACCTATTTATTACAAATCTGATAATGGATTAAGAGTATGTGATGGTCAATTTTGTTCTAAAAATACAGGAGCTTTAACTAATGATGCTTCATTTCTTTCTAGTCACACCTCATTTACTTCTGATACTATTACATTATTAGCAGGTCAATACATTAAGATTAATAATGAAATTATGCAAGTGGTTAGCAGCGTAACAAATGGAACAAGTGTATCTGTTAAACGCGCTCAATTTGGGACTACAGCATCTTCTCACAATGATAATTCAGCAATACATACTATTAATGTACCTAAAGTATTGTCGCACATTAAAAGACCAATGTTAGAAAAAGCTCGTATTTATTCTAGCTCAACAGATTATACGTATGGAGCTTCTGAAAATATTAATACATGGAAAGAGTCAGTGCAATCATTAGAACCTCCTAATAATTATGGAACATATGGGTTATCTGTTTACGATGGGCAAGTTAGTGCTAATGCTGTTAATGGAATAACAGGAATAGATATAGACCAATTACTTTTAGAGCCAAATCAAAAAGAAAAAGTACATTATTCTATATGGGAAAGCCACAGTGAAGACGATAAAGTTTATAATATTGCTGCAGTTACAGATGCATCAGTTATAAATACTAATAAATGCGTTACTTTTACAGCTACAAATTCAATTAATTTTGCAGAGCAAGGGTTTACTGTTGGAAAAATTATTATTATTTCTGGCTCTGTTAACTACGATGGAATAGCTGAGATTGTTGCACTGGGAGATGCTTCAAATAAAATTACTGTTGCTATGGAGTTTGCAGATGATGCTGGTGACGTAGACTTTGAAATACGATTAGAAGAAAATAGAATTGATGAAAATTTGCAGAATAAATATATATTTGGAATGTCATTTATATATGATGGAGGTGGAAGTGAGATGCAAGAATCTCCTGTAAAAGCTGGATATGTTTATTCTGGATTAATATCTCATGACGAATCGATAGTAAAAGCAGGAGGGAATTTAACTACATCAGGGTGGCTTGTAAGTGATGATTTGCAAACTATAAATACCGCATTACCTTCAACAGATGGAAACCATTGGAGAACTTATGATAATTATATATGGTTTAATGACAGCTCTATTGATGCAAATAAATATTTAGTTTATCGTATGAGTGAAGACCAATCTGCAGGTAATTATAAAATTTCAATTGACGTTACAATGAGCAATGGAGCATCACTTATAATACATCCTCCATTTTTTAATAAAACTGGCACAGATGCTTCTGGAGGAACAATTGGGGATGGAACAATCGATGGAACTTCAGTTACTATTGATAAGTCTGGAACATATTTTTTCCATGCTAAAGGTTGCGATGCTAATGACCCTTCATTTAAAGATATTTTTATAGCGGAAGGAGTTAATAGTGCAAGTTCTGACCATGATATTAGGATTCATTCAGTTCAAGTGTTTAAAGAAACTCCAGTAGAGATGGATGCGAATAATGCTATAGATATGAGAGGTTGGGAAGGTATTCCTAAAACATTTTCATCATTTAATCTTAGTAAAAATGATACTTATAATTGGGATGAAAGAATTAAAGGTTATCGAATATATATGAAGCAAGTAGATTCTGCGACAACAACATTGTCAGATGAATGGTTGCTTCTTAAACATGTAGATTTAAGCGAAGGAACATATATAAATTATGGAAATGATGATGTTGAAAAAGAATTAAGCGCAGGAAATTCATACGATAGAAGTACTTCTGGAGATTCTTTTTCTAAATCATTAGTAACCACATCAAAAGTTGCTGGAGATACTCAAGGTGCTGTAGAAGGGGATGTACTTAGAAATATACCTCTTAACACATATGAATCAGAAAATGGATATAAAGCAGATACCAATACAGCTGCCATGTATAAAACAGCAACAATAGTAGATAGAAAAGTTTTTATAGGTAATTTAAAAATAGGAGAAAAAACATATCCTGATAGAATGATTGAAGCTCCTGTAGATAGATTTGACACATTCCCAGACGATGGATTGCATTATATAGATATTGCTGTAGGTGATGGCGATGAAATTGTTAAGCTAGAGTCAGTAGGGAATAAGCTTATACAATTTAAAAAGAAACATGCATATTTAATAGAAGTGTCTTCAGAAGGTGTTGACGTATTAGAAACATGGGCGCATAAAGGTATAAAGTCTGCAGCGCAATGTATTCTTGCTGGCAATGGAATTGTATGGGTTAATGACAGTGGATTATATTATTACGATGGTAAAGATTTAAAAATAATTACTAGTGATTCATTCCAATCTAATACATGGATTATTAATGAAGATGCAGCTAAACCTCCTATACTTGGATATGATGAGTCTTCTAATAAAGTAATAATACTAACTAGTAATGTTACAAAGAAAAATAGTGGTGGATATATTTATGATATACAAAATGCATCGTTAACTGAATGTCAAAATTTATTTAATACATATCCTATTACTTTAGAAAATGCAATGATGGATGCAAATGGTGACGGAAATTATGATATATTAGATATTATTTATATGCACAATCAGGGTTCAGATACTATATTGCAAGAATATGGAGGTTTAATATTACCTGGTTATATTGATGGAGGAAATATTCCTATTGTTCCTGATGAAATATATAGAAGCAATATGATAACTACAAAAGATAGACAGCTTTTAATAGCAACAAACACATCTACTGCGCCTTTAGATGTGGGATTTACAGCATGGACTAATAATGAAAGGCCATTATATAATTTTAATTCAGCCGCAGATAGTTTTCTTGTACAAACTAAAGACATTGATTTTGGTAATATAGCAAGAAGAAAAAAAATATATAGTATTTATGTCTCATTTAAAGCACAAGCATTCATGTCGGGTGTTATAGTTAAATATGCAACAAATGGCTCTAATACTTTTAACGGGATATTTAAAGATACTACATATTATAGTAATACTAAAGGTTTTGATGCATATAACGCGGGAACTTCTAGTAATGAATGGATAACAGTGCAATTAAAGCCAGAAAATTCTATTAATAATATTAATTCATTTCAGTTGCAATTTAGTTTTGCAAATGCTGGGCATGTTAGCAGTTTATCTTTAGCAAGTGCTAAGACAGATACGACAGTTAGGTTAGCATCAACAGCCTCTGGGAATAATGATGAGTATAATGGCATGCCTATATATTTTTATCATGGCTCGGGGCATGATTATTATGGCAAAATAACTGACTATGTAGTAGATACTGTTGCTGGAACAAAAACTGCCACAATATCTCCAGCTCTTAGTCAAGGAGTAGATACTACTACAACTTATGATATTGGCTTTATTCCAAAACAATTTGCAATTAATGACATTGCTATTGTATATAGAGAAAAGTCTATTAGATAATGTCTAAACGCCCATCAAGAGGAGTAACAAGTGGCGTGGGAACTCCTACCAAAATGACTGGTAGGGATGGCGACTTAACAATCAGAAAAACTAGAGAAGGTAAAATTTTATATGTTAAAGAGCATGGCTCTTGGCATCCTATCAATACAGGCGTAGACACAGTTAAATTACAAAAAGATGTAGATAGGCTTAAACGTTCTGTAAACAGCATTAGAAACAACAATAATCCATTTTTAACTATAGACACTCTTAATGTTAGAAGAGATAAAATTAAGCTTGGTACAGATGGTACAGGGTTAACTCTTAAAAATAATAGTGGTACGCTTAATATTAGAAATGCTGCTGATTCTTCAGATGTACAATTAGGAGTAGGATATGGAGGGACAGGTTCTGCTACAGCAGATGGAGCATTAAGTAATTTAGGTGGTACAACAACAGGTATAAATGTATTTAAAGCTGCATCACAATCAGCTGCACGTTCTGCTATTAGCGTAGATGCTGCTGGTACAGACAATTCTACTCCTGTTACAATAGCATCAGGAAAAGATTATATAAGTTTATCAGGGCAAGAATTAACTCTTGGCAATGTAGATTTAACAAGTGATGTTACAGGAACATTGCCTGTAGGCAATACAGAGGCTAAATGCACAGATGCTACTGCTAATAATACAGCAACTGCACTTAAAGCTTTAGTAGGAGAATCACCTGTTGCTATAGATATAGCAAATGATAGTATTATATTTGGAGATGCCGATGGAGTAAGTGCAGGTCAACCTGAAAGAACTGTATTTAAATCTATTAGTACGGCTATGGCAGGAGATGGAATAGCAGCAGATGGCACAACAGGAGTTTTGTCTGTTGGAGTAGATGATTCAACAATAGAAATTAATAGTGATGCACTTAGGCTAAAAGCTGGTGGTATTGACACAACTCATCTTACAGCTGCAACTTTAGTTGTTGAATCAGAAGGTATTGGTAGTAATGATAATGATACTACAATACCTACATCAGCAGCTGTAAAAGACTATGTAGATAATAATGCAGGCGGCACGTTTAGTGGTAGCATTACTACAAATCAAATAGCTCATGGTTCTGGAACTAATGCTTTACAAGGAACTGATAATTTTTCATTTACAAATGGTCTTTTATCAATGGAAACTTCAGATGCCTCATCCCAAAAACCTCGTTTAACATTTTTAAATTCTAATGCAAATAATGAATCTGGTACAATATATTTTAATAACACCTCTGCATCTCCTGCTATGAATGATAAATTAATGCAAATATATATTACTGGAAAAAATAATGCAGGAACTCCAGAAGATATTACATATGCAACTATTAAAGCAAATATTTTAAGTTTTGCAGATGGTAGTGAAGCAAGTTATATGGATTTTAAAACTATGGCAAGCGGCAGTGAAAGAACTTTATTAAGTTTATATGGTGACGCTATGCTTGTACAAGGTACTGATGGAAATACAGCATTTAAAATAAAAAGTTCTGCAGATGCAGGTGACTTTTTTGGGGTTACTGTTGATACTCATGGAGCTACAACTATAGCAACTGAGGATGATAATGCTACAGCTGCTAATCTTACATTAGATATAGATGGAGATATAGAACTTAATGCAGATGGTGGAGATATAACATTTAAAGATGATTCTGCTTCATTAGCTACAATAAATAGCAGTGGCTTAACTATTAATAACATATCAAGTGGTGATGGTTCTGGAGAAAACTTTTTAGTTGAAGAAAGTGGAGTTGTTAAAAAGCGTTCAGCTGCTCAAACATTAAATGATATAGGAGCAATGCCAGATTCTGGAAATATTACTATAGCAGGAACATTATCTATAACTGATACTAGCAGTCCTCCTTTAAAGGTAGCTTATGATGCAAATCATTTTGCTACATTTGATATGGATACTAATGGAGTATTAGAAATTGAATGCACAGATGGTGGTTCAGCAGAGTCTAAATTGCAATTAAAAAATGGTGGTACTACTGGTGACCAATATTTAGTGTGGGGCAATAGTAGTGAAACAGCAAGAATTACATCTAATGGAGCTCAAAATTTAGTTCTAAATACAAATGAAGGAACAGATTCAGGATATATAGAATTACAAGATGCTACTAATGGAGATATAAGTATTATTCCTAACGGAACAGGAACTGTAATATTAGGTGTTAGTACTGGTAGTGTTCAATTTGCTACTAATACATTTTTAGATGCTAATGGAAATGCACTATTTGGTACAGCTGTTGCTTCAAGTGCTGTTAATAATATAGAATTAGGAAATGCAGCTACGGGTAACGCTGCTACATTAAAAGCTACAGGAACAGATACTAACGTACCGCTTACAATAACTACTAAAGGAACAGGTGCAGTAACAGTTGATTCTGGCTCAAGTATTGAACTTAACGCTGATGGTGGTACAGTAAATATAAAAGATGACTCAGCAAGCATGGCATCAATTTCTCAAGGTAGAATAGAACTATATCCTACTGATGCTAACGATAAATTAAGAATTAACACAAGCACTAATGGTGTTACAGTCATTTCTACTAATGACAACTCTGGTGGGAATAATGCTGATTTAACTTTAGATGCTGCTGGAGATATTGTTTTAGATTCAGCAAATGGTAATTTTTTAGCAAAAAATAATGGAACAGAATTTAGTGTAGCTAATAGTGCTTATGCTGGAATGATAATTGGTTATCAAATGATTGGAGAACAAGCGGGACATACGACAGAAGTTTTAACAACTAGTTTTGCAGTAACGGATGCAAATCATCGAGTTAAATTTGTTGCTCCTCCATCAGGAAAAGTAGAAATAGAAGTACAAATCTACAGGAATTCTATAAGTTCAAATAAATTATTATATTTTGGATTATCTGATAATGCAACATACAATTCAATTGGGAATACATATGAACAATTAATTAATTATGCAGATGAAACAGATGATATAGTATTAACACATAAATGGGTAGTAAGTGTAACTGCTGGTACTACTTATGAGTATTGGTTGGGAGCAAAAACAAGCTCAACTAATTTATATTTAAATTGGGGTGGTACTGCAGCTACTAGATATCCTGACTTTATAATGAAAGCTACTGCACTTCCAGCTGCTACATCTGAATTTGCAGTATATGATTAAAAGTTTGATTTGACAGCAAATTTTAGACTATGAATAAACAAAAAAAATACATAAATTACTAGTTAAGCTAGAGGAGAAATACATGACGATACAAGAATTGGCAAGATTAGCAAACGTAGGAGGAGATATACGTCGTCAGCGTATGAATCAAGAGCGCAGAGCTGAAGCAGAAGAACTCCTAAGCAAACGTGCTGACCAAGCAAAAAAATTATCAAAGAAAAAAATGAAAGGTGGAAAACTTTTAGATGCATTAAAGTTTGGAGCTAGTTTTTTTGGTCCTACTGGCCAAGCTGTTAGTGCAGCTCTTAGTCTTGTTGATGCTTTTTCAACTGCAAAAGCTTTAGATAAATTTAAAGGGCAATTTGATACTGACATCCCAGACGAATTAAAAGGCACTCCATATGAAAATATATTAAAAAGTCAAATCGGTGGGCTTAAAGAACAGCTTGAAGGAGCGTTAACATCAAGAAAACAAGCTAACACACTGCAAGAATTATTGACAGCTGGATTAAAATTTGGCAATACTAAAGTACCTCTACAAGAGACTACTGGATATGGCTTTTCTGTGCCATCAGGTTCTACTACATTTTTTGACAGATTCCTACCTAAAGACAAAGTGTCTGGTAAATTTTTAGAAAAAGCAATTCCTGGTTTAGGAACTGGTAGGATATTATCAACTAAAAATCTTGGCGATACTTCTTCTACAGTTTTAGATTTAGGATTACTTGGGAAATCATTTTTAGAAGAATTGTTAGCTAAAGACACTCCTGCTACATCTCCTGAAATTCCACTTGCATCAATCTCATCAACAAGAAGGAGGATTAGATAATGGCTAGTTATTTAACGCCAAATTTTTTATTATCAGATATCAATCAATTATTAAGAGTTGATAGAGAAGGAGCTAAGAAAGGCGCAGGTACAGCCCTGACTAAAGACGAATTTCGTGAACAGTATCAGACAGGATATGTAAATCCGATGACTGGTAGAACGAGATATTATTTTAATTATGATTTTGGCGATGATTTTAATCAAAAATTTCATGGCAAAAATGTAAGAGGAGAAACTCAAGGGAGATTTGGAAGCACAACAGTTGGTGATGGTGAAGGATATAAATTTTACAGTCCAGACGACGCTTATTCTGCTTATTTAGATAGTCTAGGCGGTGATTTTGGTACGCAAACAGCTAATATTTTTGACCCTCAATCGCTTGCAGAAGGAATATCAAGAGCAAAAGGAGATGAGCCGTCATCGCAAGCTAGTGTCGGGCTTACTGCATTTACTCCTGAAATGTTTAAAAAATTACGTACAGAATATTATCAGCCTGAAATTGAACAAAAAAAAGGTTCTTTGATTGACAGACTAATTGAAAACCAAAAGATAGCTAAGTCTAGAGGAGCAGGAATAGCTGGCTATGGAGGTAGAGGCCGTGCCCAACAAGCTTTAAGCGAACAGTTTGAAACAAGAGTAAAAGATATTTTTTCTGACATTCAAACAAAAAAAGCCGCAGGCTTGCAAGATATATATGATGTTCTATCACAATACGAGGAAATTTAATGGCTAAAATAGTACCACAAGGATACGCAGATATAGGCGCATATGACGAGAAAGATAGATTTATTGAACTATTAAGGACTATTGATAGTATTGGACAAACATATACAGCAGCTCAACAACAGCAAGAGGTTTCTGATATTAGTGCCATGAAGGCATTGTATGAAACTATTGACAATTACAATACTCCAGCAGAATTAGATAGATTAGATAATTTAAGAAAAAGCATAGCTCCAGATAATAAAGTATTTGACAATCAAGCAGGCAATATATTAAATGAAACACTTAATTTTTCTATTTCTAAAAAACGTAGCAATTATACTGATGTGAGAAGCCAAGCAAGTCAACTAGCAACTGAGCTTATGAGCTCTAATAATGTTTTAGGGACACCGTTATATGAACTAACTGAGGCAGATTTAGTTCGCTCTTTTACTGATAATATTGCTAAAGAAAAGAAAGAAGGTGGATATCTTGCTAGTGTTGCTGAAAGAAGAATGCAAGCTGCAGGGTTTAATTCATTGATTGAAAATTTTGTAGGTAAAGATGGTTATGGAAGAATGAAGACAATACCTTCAATGAAAATCCCTTACACAAGAGATGATGGGAGTCAAGGAGAAATGTCTTTAGCGGAGTTAATCAAAAGACAAGCTAGGCATGATGAAGTTTTACAAGGTGTAGTTTCAGGGGCGGCTATTGATGGAGTTATATCTCCAGAGCAAGCTTCAGTAATTGTATCATTAACTGGAGAAGAAGGTTTTGATATTGATGCTTTTATAAAGACTGGAGACAATCAGAGAAAAATGTTTACGAACGAGTTGAAATTCAGAAGAGGCTCAAATAAAGACGCTATTACTAAATTAAGTTCAATACTTAGAACTTATAAAGAAGGTCAGTTTAATGAAGCAGCACTTGTAGAAAATGCTAAGAATTTCACTAATAATGAATCATTTCAATCTGTAAATCCAGTTGCTTTAACTGGAGACCCAGAAAAAGATACTGAAGAATTTTTTAAACAACTTCAATTAGGAAATATAGATAAAGGTTTATTTACAGCGACGTTAAGCAAGATGATAGAAGAAAATGATGCAGGTATTAAGAGAGCTATACGAGGGTTAGAAGCTTGGGATGTAAAAGGTATTTATGGTAATATAGAACCAACTGATGAAGATAAAACCCCAAAGCCATCAACACAAGATATGACTTCTAAAGTTGACGAGATGAAAGATACTATGGGGGCCACAATTGATTCTTTTAGAAAAGATTTGGCTGATGATGCAGGAAGCATTGACATTTCTGATTTAAATTTAGGTGATTCGTTTGCTGTAGGTGGTGTTAAAGATACAGCTATGACCGATGATGAATTGTTGCAAGCTAGAGAGCCTGTTAAAAAAGTTAAGAAAAATACTATTATGTATGAAGGTAGAGAACATGAGGTAGATTCTAATGGACGAGTGAAGGCAGGTATGGTTGATAATGATAGTACATATTCTTGGACTGGGCAACTTAGAAGAGCAGAGCCAAAAAAATACATTGAGCAAACAATGGATACAGAAGGTGTATTAACATTTAATAATTTAAATGATTTTCTATCTAACTTTGATTTGACTAAATCAGAGTTTTCAGAAAAAGAAAGAGCTTTAATTGATAGAATTGCAAGAGAATCAGATACTGAAGAAAATAGAAATTTAGGAACAAATTTGTTAAGAAAAAATTTAATTAGCGAAAAATTTCCTGGTTCATTTCGTGGAGAAAAAGGATTTCCTAGTGGCGGGAAAGGAAAAGTTTTTAGCGCAATAAAACAATTAAAAAAATATTATTCGGTAGGAAAAAATAGAAAGCAAGATTATAGCTCTTACCAGGCACTTAAAGGCCAAATACCATTGTTAAAAGAATTATTAGGCTTAGATTACGATTTAACTTCAAATCAAAAATTAGCAAGTATGATGAATAAGCACTCAGACGCTAAAACAATTAATGATTTAGAATTAGGTTTTCGTAGAGCGTTACCTGGTTTTGACCGAGGATATGTTGACGAAAAATAATAAAAAATATTTATATAATTAATGCAAAACGTAAATAATCAAGACGATTTAATACAATATTTTAGAAATAAACGACCACAATTTACTCAAGACATGAGTGATTTAGATGTTTATACTTATGGGAAAAATTTACTTTTTGAATCTCAAGGTGTAGAAGTCCCTGATTACGAACCTCCTGCAAACAAAATAGAACCTGAGCAAAATGCTCCAATGTTAAGCAATCGATATCAAGATGTTGATGTTTCTCCAGATGCATCAAAAGGATTTTTAGAGTCTGTATATCAAATAGGTTTAACTGGAGCGTCTGAAATGTTTACAGATTCAGGTGTTCCTATGTTAGGTATTTCTCCAGAATTTTTTAGAAAGTCTTATAATCAATCTTTAGTTGGTCTTGCATACCAAGCAACATATGGTAAGCCAAAATATGATATAGGCGATTATGACCCAGGATGGGGAGCAGAAGTAGGTAGTTTTATTACAGGTATGGCTTCTCCTATGGAAATTGCTTTATATGTTTCTGGGGCAGGATTAGGAGCAAAGGCAGTGCAAGCATCTACAGCCGTAGCAAAAGCAACAGGAGTTAAATCTTTAGTTAAAACTGCAGCCCCTAAAAACAAATTATTAGCCAAGCAATTAGTAGAATCTGGAATACAAGATGGTACTGCGTTTGGAATGATATCTTCTGCTTATGCAGCTACAGCCTCTGCGGCAAATCAAAAATCTGAAAAGGGTAGTATCGATGTGTCTCAAGTAATGTCAGATGCTGGAGATGGATTCTTAGAGTCATTTCTTATAGGTTTCCCTGCGGGTGTTGTAGGTAGAGGGTTACTAGGGTCTAAGTACGCGATGAAAGTAAATGCTGCAAAAGAGGGTGGAGAAACTTTATCTGCATCACAAAAGGCATTATATGGACTACCTGGACAAGCATCTGTAGAGACCGTAGCGTTCGCTACACTACCTTCATTTTACAAAGAGATTGGATTAAATAATTTTAAAGACTATCCTATGATAGGTTCTGATGAGTGGTTTACAAATGTAGCTGCTGATGGTTCGATGGTTGCATCGTTGTTTGCTGGTAGTAAAATTTTATCTAAATATAATATGTCAAAAGTTGCTGCTAAAATAGAAGACATAAATATAGAAGAAGGGCAAATGAATAATGATATGCTCGTAAGAGTTCGTCAAAATTTAAAGAACCCTGAGCTATCAAGAGAAGTTATTGAAGAGTTAAATTTACAAGACGTAAATCTTTTTGATGATATTAAAAGTTTAAAAGATTTTAAAGAACGGTCAGCAAAGTTAGAGAAGATTGCAAATAAATATACTGATGAGCAGATACAAGCCAATAAAGTATCTAAGGAAGATGCAAGATGGATGGCAGAAGATGGAGCTAGAACGCTTAATGAAACTAGAATTATACTTGATAGTGTAGCTAAAGATAATGTTAAATTAAAATCTGCTTTTGAATCAATAGTAGATAAGCCTTTAACTGACACTCAGTTTTCTGCAATGCAAAATGATTTAAATGCAAGTATAAGTCAAATAGTAGATGTGTTTGATGATGTTAATTATCAGTTAACAGGCATACCAAAAACTGATGTTCAACAACAATCTTTATTTCAACAAACCACTAAGAGTGATATAGAGCCTGTAAAGCCTGTTTCTGAGAAGAAAATAAAACTTATAGAGGATACACAGGCTAAATATAAATCGTTTGTAAAACAGCCTAAAAAGAAAGTAAGTGCTTTGCAGTCAAGGCAGATAACAGAATTTGTCGCGACCCGAGCTGGTATAAAAAATCCTGCTAAATTTAAATTAAATGACCCTAATACAACACAGGCTGACATTAATAGATTTTCTAAACAACTTGATATAGATTCTTCTAAAAACTTAATGAAGCTATCTAATAAAGCAAATGAATTAAGAACAATGGCAAGGGTTGACAAACTAAAAGATACTGTGCTTAGTAAAACGCAAAGCAAAAAAGTATTAACAGCATTAGGTGTTCCTAACGGAGATATTGTACGTGCTAATAGCAGACAGCTTGCTGAGTTTGAATATGCTATTAAAGAGCCTGCAAAAGATATTCCTGTCGACAATGAACAATATTTATTTGATGCAAAAGTAGAAAGTGACTCATCAAAGTTTAAAAAAATAAAAAAGCTTGAAGGCATAATGAGCGGTATAGCTAAATCTTTTATACCAGTATGGGAAGTAATCGAAATGCTTGGGGAAAAAGGATTAAGTAAAAAATTACTAACAAGAGCAGGGATTGAATCCAATCATTATGCTAAATTTAATGCGTTTCAAGATAAGTTTAATTCATTATATAGAGTCAATAAGATTGAGCTTAACAATGTTAAGAAGTCTTTATATCTAATGGATATTGAACGATACTTAGAGCGATTAAATAAAAATATATTAAAACCATATGAGCGCAAGTTTATTAAAAATACTTTTGAAAGTGATTATGTTATTGTTGAAAAAGATAAATTTAAATTCAACAATAAAAAATACAAACGTGTTATAGATGCTGTTAAAAAAGACAAAGATGGCAAACCTGCCACAAGAGAAGCAGAAGTAGCATTAATGTGGGATGATTACAGACAATATAATAAAAATGCATACTATACAGCAGTTAAAGCAGCGTTTAAATCAGAAGCGGAATACAAACAGTTTTTAGAAAATCATCCTATTAATTGGATAGAAGACAATGTTTATCTTACTCGTACTACAACAAAACAATTTAGAGAGCTGTTTGATGAGTCAAATGGCGGGAAGTATTATCATAAACTTGTAGAAGAGCCTAAGAACAAATTAGCGAAAAGACTTGCACAAGAAAAATACAAAAAGAAAGATGTAACAAAAGAACAAATAGCTGAGTTTGATGAGATTGCTAGAATGGAAGTAGAAGCTTCTATTAATGATATGTTTAAATTTTCAAGAGCAAAAGCAACATCTAGTGCATTAAAAACAAGGCACATTAAATTACCAGAAGTTATAGAGATTAATGGTAAAAATGTTAAAGTATATGAAACTAATTTTGATAGCTATATACAGCCATACGCTGCAGGGATGTCAAAGTTTTTGGCTAATGCTGAGATGTTTCCAGATATGGTTAAGTTAAAAGATACAAATATTAAAGGAAGGCAAACAGAAGCCCTTATAGGCTCATTAAAATTAAAAAATAAACAATGGGGTAATTGGCTAGAAGTTCAAATAGATAAAGAGCTTGGTATTAATAAAAGATTGTATGGGGATAATGGTGTTTTTGTTACAGGAGCAAATAGTTTAGCAGGAATTTATTCTAAAACTGCGCTAGGTTTTATTACCGCTGGTGCTAAAAACTTATTTTTAGGTCAAAATATTAATATGTCATCATTTTATTTGCGAGATTATATGAGAGGCCTTGTTTTATCGATGTCAAAAGATTTTAGGAATGATGTTAGGATGACTCTTGATACTTCTGTTGGTGTGGGGCATATTACTGATATAAGGACTAATAAGATATGGGATGCTATGTTTGCACTCGGAGGCATGAAGCCTACAGAGAATGCGAATAGAATTATTGCAATAGCTAGTGCTAAATATGATGCGGCTAGGTTGGTAAAAATACTTCAATCTTCAGGCTCGTCAGAAAAAGCTATTAGAAATGCAACAGATAGATTGCAAGAATTTTATCACATGAGCGACAGACAGGTTAGTTTATTTAAAAAGTATGGTCTTAATGGTGTTGATGGACATTCTTTTAAAAACTCTTTTGAAAAATCAAAAATGAAAAGAGAATTAGAAGTAATGTCTAATCAAATCAATACTTATGCACATATAAACACTCAAGGCTCTGCTCAAGGATTATTTATGCCAGATTACTGGGATAAAGGTATGGTTAAGCCAATGCTTTTATTTAAAAAGATGGCGTATCAGTTTAACAGAAATCAATTAAGAAACTTTCAATTAGCAAAAAAGAATAATGATTATATAAAAATTGCAATGATGGGCCTTGCTCCTATTGCTACAGGGCAAGCATTAATATCAATGTATAGCTATCTTTTACAGTCAAATGTTCCAGAGGAAAATTCTAACTGGGATACTTATATGAAAACATTGCTTGTAAGAGGTGAAACATTTGGACTTGCTACCGATGTGCTTAGAATGATGGACGGAGAAGGCGCAGATATGACTGTATATCCTGCTTTATATACATGGGGAGGAGCTTTTGCAACTGCTCTTAGAGCCCCTATAGAAGGAACTAAAACTAAAAGTCAATCATTAGAAGACTTTTTAAAGAATACATCTTCAGCTTATAGAGCATACTTATCTAATATAAGAAAGCGAGGAGAGAAAAACGCTCTTAATAAAGGCTCGTCTAAATACAGAGCATTATATTACGAGTTTAAAAATGAAGTTATGTCTGACGGACCTGATTTTGGAGATAGGGTTGCAACTACTAAAGACCCATTTTACAGAGAATTAAAAGAAGTTTTTCTTATGGGAACTCCAGATGAAGCTGCCAGACAATATGCAATATCTGTGTATGGAATTGCAACAGAATATTATAGAAACGACGTAGATAAAAATGGAGAGCATACAAAGTATAGAGGCCCAAATGGATATTCTGATGCTATAAAACAGGCAGTAAAGCAAGTTAAAGCTTCTATTACTAGAATGAATCCTAATATTTTATCTCCAGTTAAGAAAAAACCTGTAGAAACTGATAAATGGGTGAAATGGCTTAATAAAGATGAAAAAAGAGGTAAAGTATATATGTATGAACTTAGGAAATTAGAGGGACAATACTTTACAAAAAGAGATGAAATGGAAAAGTTAATACACAAATATTTGCGAGACCCAGAGGCAGTAAAGTTAATAAAAAAAGCGTTAAAATAGTTCTTTAATTGGTAGCAATACCATCTGACTAGAATCAAAGTCACCACCCATTACAAGCCTAGCTTTTTCTTCTTTCAACAATCTTCTAATCTTATCTTTTAAATCATCTACTGAAAATATAAATCCACCCTCTATCTTATTATTATAACTCAGTAAATGTATCCAAACTGCAGAGCCTGTAGTAGAAATACCTGATGGAACGCCATTACATCTAACCTCTACAGCTATATTGCCTGTATTCTTCCATATATCGCGTTCTGTCTTAACTTCTATCATGGTGTTACCATTCTGCATGTCTTTAACAAAATCCTCTCCAATTTTGCCAAATTCTAAATCTAAATCAAACTTCTTCATTTCTTCGTATGTTATGCCCACTAGTTTACCCCCTTCAGCTACTCGTTTTAGTTCTCCAAATACTTCTGCTATGTCACTTAATTTTAGCAATGTTCTTTCCATAGTCTGCTAGGAGCACAGCGTCTGCTGTTGCTAATATGATTTTCTTAGCTACCTTTGGATATTTTTTCTTTGCCAGTTCTTTTAAATAGTTCTTACGGTCTTTCTTAGAAAGTTTAGGAGGGCATCCGATGGCTTTAATCCATACTTGAGGAGTCACGTAATGTGTTTTTATTTCGTGTGAAGAAATGATACCCTCCCAATTTCCATAGTTTTGTGCAAAGGTAAATATAGATACCTTTCCATCTGTAGGTCGTGCCCAGACCTTTTCAATCACAACGCGGATGTTACTGGGAGGAGTGTCGCCTATGAGTAACGCGAACATCATAGACATATTGTCGACTGTTGCTGGGCACTTATTGACCTTCATTGTTCTACCTTGTAGCATTGCAATGCCACCACCCTTACCAGGGTCTATACCTATATACTTAATTAATTTTGAGTTGTTCTTTGGCATAATTTGCTCCATATACAGGTATTGGTAGTTCATCGTATATCGTACAGATGTCTCCATGGTAACCAAGCGTAACCTCGCCAGTCTCACCATAACGTACTTTACTGGCAATAAGACGTAGCTCATTTTGACTCCCGTGAGCAGGGTCTACTTTATACTGATTATATATAAAGAATACGTTCTCTGCCACTTGTTCTATTGCTCCAGACTCTGCAAGGTCAGAAAGCTGTGGCCTTTTATGTTCGCCACCTCTTGTTTCTAAATACCTGTTAAGTTGTGATGCTAGAATTACAGATGCATTGCTTTCTTTAGCAAGCCATTTATATGCATTACAAATCTCCTCAAGCTGTAAACGTCTTGTATCTTGTCTTGTTGAAGGGGTTATAAGCTGTATATAATCATCTATAATAACATCGGGTTTAAATTTCTTTACCTCTGATGCAGTTTTAGGAAAGTCTCTAACATCATCAAACATAATAAACTTGTCTTCGCTGTACTTAGATGTAATCTTTTTCTGTGATTGTCTCAGAAGTTCTACAGTTTTCTCTGAGAATATTCCACGCCTCACATCTCTATAGTTTAGTTTAGGTTCTTCTATACATATTAATTTTTTAAGCACCTCTGTATTAGGTAGTTCTCTATTAAACACCGCGACTTTAAAACCTTTCCCCACAAGTGATGCAAGTAGATTTACAAGGAACGTAGTTTTACCATGACCTGGTCTGCCACCTACAATCGTAATCTCTCCTCTTGTAAGACCACCTGCAAAGCTATCTATCTTTGGATACCCAGTACGTATCATTCTCTTGTCACCGCTACCCATGCTTTTAACTGTCTCTGCCATCGCCTCATTGATGCTAAACTTCATGCCTGGTCTGACCTTTATAAGCTCTCCCATGAGCGTATGTGCATCTCCAATTAACTCATACACATCTGTACCATAATGCAATACATCATGCTTTATTTTATCAGACTCTTGTACGATTCTGCGCAAAAGATATTTCTCATATATTTTCTGTGCATACGCTTCGGTAGCACCTACCATACATGCATTGCTCGTACAATCGATAACATAACTCTTTGTGATACCGCTATTCATGTCATCAGTAGTGATGGATGAACATACTGTAAGCGTATCAATATGCTGACTTGTTTGTCGCATCTTTGTTATCTTTTCCCACAGCTTCTTTGACTTCTTTTGTGAGAACACATTATTCTCTGGAACGTATTGTGCGACCATGTTGTATTCGTCTGGATTAAGGATAAGGCTCCCTAAGACTACATTTTCAGTAGACTCATCTACAATTTGGTTCATTGTTTTCTCCCTTTATTCTTCTGGTTGTTCTAGTAAAGTATTGTAACCATCTACAACGCTATCTATATCTATTTCGTTGATTTTATATATCATACCAACATTAGATGTAGACATCTCTTGTAAAGGATTACTCTTGAGGAATATTCCCCAATTATGCTCACTTAGAACTTTTATCAGTAGTTCCTTGCTTAACATCTTTAGCCTCCTTTTTCTTTTGTAAATACTTCAAAAACTTAGTTTCATCTTTCTTATATTCTATATAGTCATTAACAACTAATGCTATAGAATCAACTTTCTGATTTACTATCGTCGTGTCGTGTATCAGATTTTCCACTACTTGCTTTACTTCGTTTAGTGTCGGTTTTTTTGGTTTCTTTTTTGACATCTTCTTTTACCTCATTTAAAATATCGTTAAGTATTTGTTTTATTTCTTCTACTTCTCTTTTAAGAACATCAATGTCCTTTTCCATTTGTATGGCTCTACCCATCATTATCTCCTTTGTTTTTATTATCCACTACCATTCCCCAGAATAGCATTGCATAAACTATAATATCTGTCAATCTACCTCTGACATCTTCTCGTTGTGAATTATGACCATCAGCGTAGGCACATAGTCCATCTACGTGCTTAATCATATAGGTCAATAATGCTTTCTCTCTTGTCGTACCTGTAAACGATGCGACTCTTTCAAAATTTGCAAATACATTATCTAAATCTCTAGCATACTCAGTCTGCCCCGCATTTCTAATGCGAGTAACTTCATCAAATATATGCTCCATCAAATCATTCATGTCTGCTTTAACCATCTTAAAACCTCTCTCTTTTTCTATCTTGCACGGTCTTCCAAGATGTTGTTAATCCACATCTGTCCATAAGATACATCTCAACCCACCAACATCCATTAGCAATCGCTTTTACTTTTCTTACATTTCGTATATGGCTTGACTCTTTTTTCATATTCCTCCTATCGAGTCAGGGAGTCCGAAGACTCCCGTTCTCTTTTCGACGAGGTAACATCATGCTACCTATAATTCTTGGGAGACTGAACCAGAGTGCGAAAGGATGGGCTGTTAGGCAAATAAAGGGAGCCCAAAAAACACTCCCTACTTCCTCGCGGACAGCAGAGTCTCCCATATGCTACTTGCGTATGTGTCTGTACACAGTAGCTCTCGATACCCCCACAATTTTGGATATCTTTCTTCCGTTTAAGCCAAAGCCATAAAGAGTATTAATCAACAACTCTTTTGCTAGACCTACACGTCTCCTCTTATCTCTAGAAAGGAATATCATCGTTCTTAACTTCTCCATTTTCCCATGTTTTGATAAACTTTACTACAAATGGTGTCCTTTCTTTACCATCTTTGGTAGTATATGGTTTACCTTTATCAACAACTGCTATTGCAGGTTTTCCGTTGATTTCAGAAGTGTCAAGTGATGGTAAGATTTTAACTTCTACATCTTGTCCATCGATTTGTGCGACTTTCTTTTCTATATCCAAGCCTAGCGTCTCGCAGAATCTAAAATAAGATTTATTGCCAGATGCATTAGACTTGAAGTCATCTCCCTCACTAGGCTCTAGGAATCTAAAGACTCCGTTAGCCTTGTAAGAACGACCGATATAATCCTCTCCAGATGCAACTTGCTCTGATGAGTCTTTATAGCTAGCATATGTATAGCTTTGCGACTTATTTGCTTCATCAACAACGAATGAGTAGTTATAAACTATTGCTTTAAACTTCTCTCCGTCTTTAGTCCAAGAAACTTCTTTCATTTGTGCATCAGCTAGGTGTCCATAAAACTCGCCTCGTACATTTGGAGCAACTGAGGTTTTGCTTGGAGTGCTAGTCGGTACAAAGAAACTTTCTTTGTTTGTTAACAAGTCGTCAAACATGTCATTTGAATTAGCCATTTTCTTTCTCCTCTATTA